AGCCTTTATACGCTTGGTTGAAATAGGAAGTTTGAAAATGGGCAAGGGACGAAAGCCGACGCCAAAGCCGATCCTAAAGCTCCGGGGCTCTCGCATTCGCGGGCCGCACACCTCGGGCATCGACGCCCCGCCGGGCTCCCCGCCGGCCCCGGATTGGATGTGCCCGACCGCCCGTGCCGAGTGGGATCGCGTGGCACCGATGCTCGAAGCGTCGAAGGTCATGAGCACGCGACATCAGCAGACGCTCGCGGCGTACTGCGACGCGTTCGCCGACATGGTGACGGCTGACCGCGAGCTCCAGGCGAACGGCACGACCATCATGGACGATAAGGGTAGGGTGAGTAATCACCCGGCATGGCTCCGCAAGCGTGACGCCCGGAACCAGATGCTCAAGTTTGCAGCAGAGTTCGGGCTCACTGCCTCCGCACTCGCCAGGGTCTCAGCCATTGAGCAAACGCCGGAAAACGACGAAGACGCCGCCATCCTGTTCGGATGACTGCAACTGCTCATCGTGTCGGGCGGTGAAGTTCTTCGAGAAGTTCTTCACGCACGCCAAGGGCGAGAAGGGCGGGCAGCCGTTCCTGCTGGAACCCTGGCAACGCGACTACGTGCGGGCATTGTTCGCCGAGCGTGACGGTCGCCGGCAGGTGCGAACGTCACTGCTCGCGGTGCCTCGCAAAAATGGCAAGAGCACGCTCTGTGCCGGGCTGGCTCTCAAGCTCTTGATGGAACCCGAGCCGGGGGGCGAGGTCTATTCGTGTGCCGCTTCGCGGGATCAAGCCCGGCTGGTGTTCGATACTGCGAGGATCGCGGTTGAGCAGTCGCCCGTGCTGTCGAAGCATCTCAAGGTCTACCGCTCCGCTATCGTGTGCGAAAAGACGCACGCGACCTACAAGGCTCTCTCGGCCGAGGCTGGCATCCAGCACGGGCTGAACCCGCATGGCGTGATCTTTGACGAGTTGCACGCCCAGCCGAACCGCGAACTCGTGGATGTGATGGCGACCTCGATGGGTGCTCGGTCGCAGCCGCTCATGATCTACATCACGACGGCGGGGTATGACCGGAAAAGCATCTGCTGGGAAATCTGGAGGTACGCGGAGGCGGTCGCGTCGGGCGGCATCGCCGACGATCGGTTCCTGCCGGCGATCTTCTGTGCCGCCCCGGAGGCCGATTGGAAGGACGAAAAGACCTGGGCCGCCGCGAACCCGAACCTCGGCGTCTCGGTGAACTCGGAGTTCCTTCGGAGCGAGTGCTCGCGGGCGGTCGAGATGCCGGCATACGAAAACACCTTCCGGCAACTCTATTTGAACCAGTGGACGGAGCAAGATATTCGCTGGCTGCGGATGGATCACTGGGCGCAGGGCAATGCCCCGTGTCCGGTCTCGCTCGACAAGCGGGAGTGCTGGGCCGGGCTGGACTTGGCGACCACGTTCGACACGACGGCTTTCGTGCTCCTGTTTCCGCTAGACGAGGGCCGGTACTGGGTCGAGCCGCACTTCTGGATTCCAGAGGAGAACATGCGGGAGCGGGTGCGACGGGATCGGGTTTCTTATGACGTTTGGGGTCGGCAGGGTCATCTCCATCTGACACCGGGGAACGTCACCGACTTCGACCAAGTGCGGGCCGACATCAACCAACTGGCGAAGAAATACAACATCCGCCAGATCGGGATCGACCGTTGGAACGCCACGCAGTTAGCCAATCAACTGCAAGGTGACGGCATAAGCGTTGTAGGTTACGGACAGGGCTATAGCTCAATGAGCGGCCCCGCTCGCGTGCTGGAGTCACTGACCGTTTCGGGCAAGCTGCTACACGGCGGGCACCCGGTCTTGGCTTGGCAGGCTGGCAACGTGGCGGTACAGCACGACCACAACGGAAACATCAAGCCGAGCAAGGCGAAGTCAAACGAGCGGATCGACGGGATCGTGGCCCTGGTCATGGCTCTCGGGATGCACTCATCGACGGCGACCCAAGGCCCGGCGGTCGAACCCTCCATCCTCATCCTATGATCGCCAACGCTCACCGCATTTTGTGGCTCCCCGGCGAAGACTCCCGCAACTGGGATTACGAGTCGGGCAGTTGGGCTTCGAGCAATCGCAATCCGAGCGGCGTGAAGGTGGACGCCGAGACGGCACTCCGCTCGACCGTGGTGCTCGCCTGCATCCGCGTGCTCTCGACCAGCGTCGCCGGGCTGCCGTTTCATCTCTACCGTCGGCTGCCGGGTGGCGGGAAGGAGATCGCCCGCGAGCATCCGCTCTATCGGCTTTTGCACACGCAGCCGAACTCGTGGCAGACCTCGTTCGAGTGGCGCGAGCAGATGATGCTGCACTTGCTCTCGCACGGGTTCGCCCTTGATGAGAAGGTCTACACGGGCGGGGCGATCAGCGAGATCGTGCCGCTGCACCCGAGCCGGGTGAAGACCGAGCAGTTGGAGAACAACCGGCTGCGGTACACGTACCGCGAAGCGTCGGGCTCTTCGACGGTCTACACGCAGGATGCGGTGATGTCGGTGCGTGGCATGTCGGATGACGGCGTGAACGGGATGAGCACGATCGAGCTCGCCCGCGACGCGATCGGGCTGGCACGGGCGTGCGAGATCCACGGGGCGACGTTCTTCGGTTCGGGTGCCCGGCCCGGCGTGATCCTCTCCACCGATCAGATGCTCTCGCCCGAGGCGGCTGAGAACACCCGCAACCAGTGGGAGCGGGCTCACCGTGGCCCCGACCGAAGTCATAGGACGGCGGTGCTTCAAGGCGGGCTCAAGGTCAACGAACTCGGCGGAAACAACCAAGAGAGCCAGTTCCTTGAGGCTCGCCGGTTCCAAGTCGAGGAAGTGTGCCGGCTCTTTGGCGTTCCCCCACACCTCGTAGGCGATTTGACCAGAAGTTCTTTCTCGAATATTGAGCAGCAATCGCTCGACTTCCTGACGAACGGGCTGATGCCGTATCTGCGTCGCATCGAGTCTTCGATTGCTCGCGATCTCTTGGAAGGCGATGACGAATACTTCGCGGAGTTCGACACTCGCGGCGTGCTGCGGGCTGACGCTGCCGGGCGGGGATCGTACTACAACACGCTCTGGAATCTTGGCGTGCTGAGCGTGAATGAGATCCGCTCACTAGAGAACTTGAACCCGGTCGAAAGCGGCGATGTCAGGTTCGTGCAACTGAACATGACCACGCTCGACAAGGCGGCAGCGACCCCCGAGCTGATGCCCGCGACCGTGGTCGAAGAGATCATGGTGGACGAGACTGCCCCGGCTCCCGAGCCGGTCGCGGATGCCGCCCCGGTCGAGGCGGAAGAGGGGCCGCAGATCGCCGACGTTTCGCTCAACGGGGCGCAAGTCTCCAGCCTTTTGGAGATCGTCGCCCAATACAACGCCGGGCTCCTCAACGAGCAGGGCGCGAAGGCGATCATCGCCGCTGCGTTCCCCGGCATCCCGGCATCGACAATCGACGCGATCATCGCGGGCACCAGCACCGCCCCGGTCGCGATGCCGGGCGAAGCTCCGGCCCCCGAGCCCCTCGCCGCCTCTCTGCCCGCGAGCCGGGCGATGACGATCTCGGTGGACTTCGACCGGACGTTCGCCGCTGACCCGCAGTTGTGGGGCGAGTTCGCCCGGCAGTCTGCCGCCGCCGGCAATCGGGTCGTGATGGTCTCCCGCCGTCGCGACACGCCCGAGAATCAAGACGAGATCGCCGAGACGCTGGGCGACTACCGCGAGGCGTTCGATGCCGTGCTGCTTGTGGGCGACCGGCTGAAGGACGAAGCCGCCCGCGAGGCGGGCATCGAGGTCGATGTATGGGTGGACGATTCACCGCAGTTCGTGCGGGCCGCTGAGTCGCGTGCCGCCCCCGGCAGCGTCGCGGAGGGCGACTTCGTTTCGTGGGATTCGTCGGGCGGTCGTGCTCGCGGGCGGATCGACCATGTGATGGACTACGGCACGCTCGACATCCCCGGCACCGACTTCAAGATCGACGCGACCGAGGAAGACCCGGCCGCCCTCATCACGGTCTACGAAGAAGTGAGCGGCGGATGGCGACCGACCGAGACGCAAGTCGGTCACAAGGTCGCGACGCTCACGAAGATCGACCCGCTGCCCGAGCCGCCGCCGGTTGAGGAGAACGCCTACGGGAAGCCGAAGCGGAAGCCTCGGAGGCGGAAGGGTGGCTAAGTATGACCACATCGACTTCAGCCCGCCGGCTGGCGTGCGGGAGGAAGCAGCGAAAGGGCTCGCGTGGCGAGACGAGTACGGCCGAGGCGGCACGGCAGTCGGCGTTGCCCGAGCGAGAGACCTGTCGAACGGAACGAACATCTCGCCCGACACGGCGAAGCGGATGGCGAGCTACTTCGCCCGGCACGAAGTGGACAAGCAGGGCGAGGGCTGGA